ATGAGGAAAACACTGCTTGCCTGTGTGTTGCTGACCTTATCGGCCAGCAGCTTTGCGGCGCCCCAGCTTGAGACGATCAGCCGTTTGCAATACGGCAAAGCCTGGGCCTTTACCCGCGAAGAAGTCATGCTGCAATGCCGTCCCGGTAATGCGCTGTATGTGATCAACGACAGCACGCTGGCGCAATATCCTCTTAATGACGTCGCCAGAGAGCAGGTCAAAAACCATCAGGTTCAGGCCGTGCCGCTGGAGAAAATCTGGCTGGATGATCCGCAGAATCCGGGACAAAAAATGAGTCTCGCGCCATTTATTGCCAAAGCGCAGTCGCTCTGTTGAGTCGCCGTGCAGCCGATAAATGACTGATGTTAACCCCATGTTTTGCGTATGTTGTCACACAATGAAAATAATACATCATTGTTATTATCACTATGTTTCAAACTGGGTGGAAATTAGTCATGCGTCGTCTACTCTTTAAGTTGTACGGCTTAACCGCCTGCATTAATGCCAACTTTTAGCGCACGGCTCTCTCCCAAGAGCCATTTCCCTAGACCGAATATAGGAATCGTATTCGGTCTTTTTTTTGTCTGTTTTTCAAAACAATCACTTATAGTAAAAACAATCACTTAGGCTGATTTCACTTACCCTCAATGTTACTCATTTGGATTCCCCATCGCCATTTTATCGCCACTGATTTGAGCCAGCGGATTCAGGTGGATAGCGTCTTCCAGGTGATCCGGAGCAAAGTGCGCGTATCGCATAGTGACCCGGATATCGGAGTGCCCGAGGATGCGTTGTAGCACGATGATGTTGCCACCGGCCATCATGAAATGGCTGGCGAACGTATGCCGCAGAACGTGCGTCATCTGACCTTCCGGCAGTTCGATGCCGGCCAGCCTGATCACTCGATAAAACTGCTTATAGCAGGGTGAGAAGGGCGCGCCTTTACGGGCGATCAGTTCATCATAGAGGGGGCGGGCGAGGGGAACGGTACGGTTCTTTTTACCTTTGGTATTGATAAAGGTGAGTTTGTACGGGGAAATCTGCGAGCTTTTGATTTTGGCAGCCTCGTTCCAGCGTGCGCCGGTCGAAAGGCAGACTTTAACAATAAGCGTTAATTCGTCATTTCCATGCTGTTCGCAGGCGGCCATGAGCAGCAGGATTTGTTCCTGAGTCAGCCATGCCATCTCACGTTCCGGCTGATCAAACTCGCGGATATTCTCGAGAGGGTTAGGTAGCGACCATTCCCCCAGGCGTTTCAACTCATTGAACACCGCCCGCAGAAAAGCATGTTCACAGTTCACCGTACCGGTGGAAACTTTACGGGTCGCCAGACTGGTACTGTAACCATTATCAATTTCGCCACGCAGCCGCTGATCACGATAGTGTGCCCAGTCCTTCGGGGTGATCATGCTGGCTATGGGGTCACCCATTCCCGCGCTGATAATCCTTAGTTTTCCCAGTCGTCCCTTTTTATCATTCAGAGAGCAGCCGTGCAGGCTGTACCAGAGATCGACCAGTTCGCTCAGCTTCCGCCGGTCTTCCTTCTCGCCCAGCCACGGTTTGTTCTTTGCCTGATCCATGGTGTAAGTTTCAAAGGCAACGGCTTCACCTTTGGTATCAAACTGCCTGCGGCATCGCTTACCTCCACTCCCGTTCGGGTAGCACTCACATAACCATTTACCGGTAGACAGCTTTCTTACACTCATCACATCCTCCTTTTTGAGAATGTGAATATTACTGTATATAAAAACAGTGTAAATGTTTGATTTAGTCAGTCGTATACATGCAAGGTTAGCAACCGATTGGTTTGTCTAAGCAAATATCTTTGGAAAGGTTTCGGCGGAAACGGTGAAATTTTAATGTCAGGTTGTTAAGATTAGTCTTAACAGTTTGCTTTCACTATAAGGACTTAATGATGAAGTTTGTTCTGGGATTTGCTGCTTTAGTGCTTCCGTTTGCCGTGAGTGCTGCATTTGTCAACCCTATGGAATTCGATGGTTCCGAAGCGCAAAAACAAGAAGTAATTGAATACATCAAGGCGAGGGTGAAGGCTGATTACTGTGATGGTGCCGTTAAGATGTGCCAACCAACAACGCTTCGTATGATGGAAAAGCAAAATCTGGCCGCTTTTAAAAATCTGACCAAAGCCAAAAATAAAGAAATATTAGATAGGGTTATTGGGGATTATTGTGAAGGTGCGGTTAATATGTGCACTTACGCGACTCTGGATATGATGTACAAACAAAATCTGAAAGCCAGCGGTGAGCAACTTAGTTGGTGATCATGAATGTTAAGAAACCCGCCATTGGCGGGTTTCTTGTTTTAATGCATCTGCAAAGATTGTTGCTGATGTTTATCCGGATGCAACTGAACAGCATGAACGGTGCCGGGTTCAACAATAATGTCAGCAATAGACTCATGGGTTTTAAACGTGCAACTGCAATTAATATTCTGACACTGGTGATAACGTTCTTTGGTGTTAAGGCTCAGATAACGGCTGGAACGGGCGTGTGCTGCGTGCTGGCATTTCGGGCAGTGCATCATAATAATCACCATGTAATCATTTTTAATCAGATGCGGTCATTGTATGTTATCGCGTTCAGCATACATCTTAAATTACAGTGATTTACACTCTTCAAAATCTTGGTAATTCAAGAGAACTCAATCAAATCAAAAGGGGGAGTTATGCTATCCGGATTGAATCACCTCACTCTCGCGGTCAGTCATTTACCGCGCAGTTTTAGTTTCTATGTAGATGTTCTTGGTTTTATGCCTCGGGCTAAATGGGCGAGAGGGGCTTACCTGTCACTTGGTGACCTGTGGTTATGTTTATCCTTAGACACTTCCATTGACCCCAAGACGGATTACACTCATTACGCCTTTACTATCGAATCAGCCGACATGCCGTCATTTCGAGAGAAAATACGGCATGCCGGTGTTGTCGAGTGGAAAAATGATAAGAGTGAAGGGGAGTCAATTTACTTTCTCGATCCGGATGGCCATCAGTTAGAAGTTCATTGTGGTGATCTTGAAAGCCGGCTCCGTTCCTGCAAAGAAAGCCCATACGATGAAATGGAATTCTTCTGATGTGAGTGGCTCAGGTTAGCTGTTTTCCGTCGCCTCATAACTCACATCCGACAGCAACACCTCAAGATTCAACGTCGTCACAAATCCACTGCCGCCCAGGCTGTGTGTCACCTTGCTGATTATCCAGGGCTGCGCGTCGATCACTGATTTAAAGCCGGACACGGCCACCGGCGTCTCAGGGAATAAATCAGCCCGCCCGCGTGCCAGGGAGATAGAGAACTCCGCGACACCGCGCTGGAGTTTGTCCCATTTCGCCTGGGCTGCCCGCATGGCGGCCTTTTGCGTGGCGTAGATGGTGGTGAGGGTAAACACGTTTTCATCGCTGCCCGCCAGATAATCCCCTTCCTTCGCCTCCGGCGTTTTCTGCACCTTCGCGCTGGTCTTTTTTGCCTTCGGGTGTTGCAGGGCGCGCAGGTACTGCACTTTCTTTTTCCGCTGAACCTTCACCTTTTTCGGCTTCGGGTCTTTGGTATGCAGCCAGCTTGCCCACACGCCGGTATAAGCCCCACGGTCAGCAATATTGAACGTGTGCCCGTCGCCGTCGCTGCGGACAATGGTCATCTGCGGGATAGGCTTACCACTGGCCGTCTTTGCCGCGCCTGGTTTGATAAACAACAAATTACCGGCCTTAATGGCGACAACCGCGCCGTTCAGCTCCGCCAGACGGGTGATAAATTTCGCGTCCGTTTCCTGAGTCTGGTCGATATGCGATACCGGCACACCCCTGAAAGGTTCTGCAACCGCGGGCTTGAGGTTGTTGCGCGCCGCCACGGCGGACACCACCGCCTCCAGCTTGGTGTCGTGATAAGAGATATCGCGGCGGGAATTCAGGCTGCCGCGATAGTCCGCACTTCGGGCGCGGAGGGTCAGCGTGTCCGGCGTTCCGCGATGCTCCACCTCATCCACGGTAAAGTCGCCTTTGTTCGTCAGTGCCTGACCTTTCCAGCCGAGCGCGATATTAATCACCGCGCCGCGTGGCGGCATGTCCAGCAGGCCGTCGGTGTCGCTCAGCTCGATGTCGAGCTGGTCAGCCTCAAAGCCACGGTTGTCCGTGAGCGTCAGCGAAATCAGCCGGTTGCTGACGTCCTGCGTGATGTCCTTCTCGCCGACGGTCACCGTGAAGTCCGGCGCAAACAGCGCACCGGCTCCGATGGTCATATCCGTAATCACAGTAAACCTCCCAGCTGGCCGGTTAAACCACCGGCCTGATCCAGCAGCCCGTCGGCCTGGGCTTTCATGTCGCCGAACATCGCCGCCAGGGATTCATCCACGCGGGTCAGCGTCAGCGTGAACTCAATCCGGCGAGCGGCACCGTTGGAAAAATGCTCCGTATGGGTTTCGCTGACGCTGTTCACCACGAACATCCCGTAAATGGTGCCGCTGCCTTCCAGCAACGGCCACGCCTTGCCCTCGTCAGCCATCAGGTTCAGTGCCATCAGCGACAGCTTTCCGCCGGTGATTTCCGGCATCAGCACGCCGGACAGGGTAATTTTCTCCTCATTCACGCCGAGGAACTGCGGCAGAGGACGCAGGCCGACGCGGTTATTCGCAGGCCAGCGGTAATCGACATCGCGCTGCAAACTTTGATAGGGGACGGTCTGCAACTGAAACACAAACAGTCCGAGCGTTAACATCATGCGTACATCTCCTTAATCGTTATCCATGCGGGAACGTTGCTGTGCGGCGCGGGCGCGGTCACGGGCTTCCAGTTCGGCGCGGATCTGTTTGCTGGCATCCGCACCGCCCAGGGCATTCCCCGCTGAAATCTGGTAGGTGTGCGTGCTGCGGTCAACATAACTGCTGCCGCCACCGGCGGACACCGGCACATATGCCCCGCCGAGGGCGTTACCTGGCGGCAGTGTCAGCGGATCCTGTCCCGCAGCGGCGGCGTTATGCGCTTTGCTGGCGTTCTTATCCAGATCTGCCGATTCATCCTTGATGATGCCGAGCTTCTCCAGCAGCCAGTCCACACCCGAACGCAGTTTGTTGAACGCCTGCAGCGGCGCGGTCAGCGCATTGGCGATGGCCTGCCCGAACATCACGCCGGTGTCTTTGCAGCTATTCAGCGTTTCCTGCGTGGATTTCACCGGTTCAATCAGGTCTTTGAACCACTGCCAGAGTATTTTCAGCTTGTCCCCAAGCCAGTCAAACACCGGCTTAAGCGGCGCAAACATCTCTTTTACCGGCTCGAATGCCACCCCCAGCCCTTCGATCACACCCGCAAAGAAGGCGCTGATCGGTTCCCAGTATTTGCGGATAAGCAGCGCACCGGCGACGATGGCGACACCGACGGCAACAATCGGCCATGTCAGCCCACCGATCACCGTCGCAATCGCACCGCCCACGGTGCCGAGGATTGTCCAGAGCATGCTGGCGGCGGCAACGATCAGATTGATACCGCTGATAACCGGTCCCGCCACCAGACCAAACACGCCGAGCGCACCGATAATCAGCAGCGCACCGCCCGCAATCTTGCCGAGCGTGGTCGCCAGGGCTTTATTGTTCACAATCCACTTATCCAGTTTCAGCACGTAGCCGGTGGCGGTCTGCACCAGTTTGCGCAGTGACGAATCCTGCTGATCGAACAGGTCAGTCCCTACCGCCTCATAGGCTGACTGAAATTCTTTAAAGTCGCCGCCGAGGTTGTCCTGCATCACTGCCACCAGCGCCTCTGTTTTACCGTCCGAGGTTTTCAGCGCCTGGCTGAGCTGGTCGAGCTTGCCGGATGAGGCATCCCCCATCAGCACCGCCGCCGCCGAGCTGGCTTCCTCGCCAAAGATGGCTTTCATGTACTGCGCACGCTGCGACGAACCGAGCTTGTTTTTCTCAAAGCTCTTTTGCATTTCTTTCAGAATGGTAAACAGCGGGCGCATGTTGCCTTTGCTGTCCGCCGTTTTCACTTTCAGTTCGCCGAGCGCGGCGGCGGCGGTGCCCGTCGGTGCCTGCAAGCGGGTAATGACCGCTCGCGCGCCGGTGCCCGCCATTGAGCCGGTGATTTTCGCATCCGCCAGGGCGGCGGCCATCGCGGCCGTTTCTTCGACGCTGATACCGGCCTGTTTCGCCACCGGCGCGGCATAGGTCATGGTGTCTGACAACCCTTCAAAGGTGGCCGCCGACTTATTCATGGCCGTTGAAAGCACGTCACCGATGTGTGACACGGTGTCATTGGTCATGCCGAACGCGGACTTCACGCCCATCAGCAGGGTGGCGTTTTCCTCCATAGTGCGCTTGTTTGCCAGGGACAAATTCAGGATGGTCGGCGTCGCTGCCAGAATGCCGTCCTTGTCCGCGCCGGATTTGGCGACGATGATCTGCGCGGCGGCGGCATCATCGGCAGACGCGGCGGTGTTGTCACCGAGCTGCCGCGCCTGGGTGCGCAAAGCAGCCATATCGGCGGAGTCTTTCGCCAGGCCGAGCGTCGCCTGCAACTCGGAGTTTTTCAGCGCAAAGTCAAAACCCGGTTTGAGCATACCGACACCGGCCACCGTGCCCGCCGTCGCAATCCCGACACCGGCGGCACCTGCGCCGGTGACGCTGCCCGCCAGTTGTGTACCGGCCTGATACCGGCCTTTCACCGCGTTGAGTTTGGCCTGCTGCGCGCTGACGCGTGCCAGGGATTCACGCTGCCGGTTGAGCTGCGTGGTGGTTTCACTGATGGAGGTTTTCAGGCGACGCTCAGAGTCAGACAGCGTGCGCGTGCTGATGCCCGCCTGGCTGAGTTCCGTGCGCTGACGCTGCACCGATTGGCGCAGCCCGTTGAACTGGGTCTGCAACTGCGCGGCGGTACGCTTCGCGGACTCCATGGCCTGCGCCTGTGCACGGGTCGGACTGGCGGTGTTTTTAAACTGGATCGCCAGCGCCGCCGCTTCCGCTTTGGCGTCTTTGAGTTTTTGACCGGTGACGGCAAGCTGTGCGCTGGATTTACGGAAGCCGTCAATTTTTCCGGCCTGCGCGTTCAGGTCTCTGAGGCTGGTCTGTGAGGTTTTAATCTCTCCGGCCAGCGCCTTACTGGCGTTCTGCACCGCTTTAAACGGGCGGGTCGCCTGGTCAACCGCCTTTAACAGCACCTCTACTTTTAAGTTACTCACTGTCGGTGGCTCCGCTGCGCTGCATGGCCTTATGACGCCACACCAGCAGCTCGGTCAGCGTCATCGGGTTCAGTTCTGACGGCGGCCAGTGAAAGATCACCGCGACATCCGCCATCAGGTCATCAACGGTCAGTGCCGCAGGAATGTTTACTGTTCCGACTTCGGCGATAAAAAACCGATCACCTTACCGGCCATCGCAATCAGGTCAGGCAGGTTCAGGCTTTTGCAGTCCTGGGCGGTGAGGTTCGGCACGGTGATACGCGGCAGAATAACGGTCAGCGCGTCAACGTCGGCATTCGCCAGTGCCGCCAGTCCAATTCCGCGCAGGTGTCCGGCGTTAGGTTTGATGATTTCAATCTGGCCGATCAGGGTGTCGCCGCGCTTGATCGGTTCTTCCAGGATAACGATGTTTTCATTGTGTTCTGACATAGCGGTGTCTCTTATTCAAAGGTGAGGTTTTGCGCCGGAATCCGGCGCAGCTAAGGGTTACAGACCGATGTTTTTGCGGTGTTCCGCCACGCGGTCAACGCCGCCGACGATTTCCACCATGTTCACCGTATCGACTTCAATCACGTCTTTGCCGTCAATCGTGAGTTTGAAATAGGTGCACTGGGTGGTGATTTTGGTTTCCGTGTCCTCACCCTGTTTGTACTCGCCGAAATCCATTTCCTTGTGGCGGCCGCGCAGGGTGACTTCCACGGCGGAGATTTCGCCAGTGTCGTCACGCTGGAAGGAACCGGCAAAGCGCAGCGGCACGGCGTCCACCGCGCCCCACTGCTGCAACACCAGTTCATCCAGTCCGCCCACCGTCCATTCAAAGGTCAGGGCGTCGTCGTCCAGGCCGAAATCAATGGAGGCGGAACCGGTCATGCCGCCGCCGCGATAGTTCTCCAGCTTGCGGGTCAGTTTTGGCAGCGTCAGCCCGCTGACCATGCCGAGATAGCTGTTCCCGTCGTTAAACAGGTTCAGGTATTTGAGTTTTTTAGGCAGTGCCATGTTTTAGCGCCTCTTAGCTGTTAACGGAGGTGGCGAACGTCGCCAGATACTGATCGGTGATGCGCTGACGCAGGGTCAAATCTTCCAGCGGCGGCACCGGCGTATAGTCGTAATCAATGAACAGCTTGCCCGCTTTCAGGGTGTCAACGGTATTGGCTTCGGGGTCATACCAGCAGGTGCCATCAATGATCAGACCGGCAGTCTTCATTTCGCGCAGCTTGGCGTTAATGCCCGCGATCATGTCCTTGATAAGTGTCGGGGTCATTGGCCTGTCCATCGCCCACAGGTGCGCTTCGGCCATGGTGTCCGCCAGCACCTGCGCGGTGCGGGTGTAGTTCTCAAACAGGAACAGCGGATCCTCAGAGCAGGTGCGCTGACCCCAGAACTTAAAGCCGTCTTTGCGGATAAGGGTGGTGACGCACGCCTGGTTCAGCAGGTCGGCATCGGTGCCGGTGGTTTGTAAATCCCAGTACACGCTGGCAGACAGGCCGGTGACGCCGTTGATGCCGACATTTGACAGGGTTTTATGCCAACCGGTATCCGCGTCGATTTTGGCACGCAGACCGAGGGCGTAAGCCGTGGCGGGGGCGATGTCGCTGGCGTTCGTGGTGGTGTTCCAGGCCACGAAATCCGGCCAGACAACCATCAGCTCACGCTGGCTGAAATTGTCGCGGTACTTAATAGCGTCGGACACGGTTTTGCATCCCCAGGCACTGACGTAGCCAAAGGCGCGCAACTGCTGGCAGACGGCGGCGAGCGCCGTGGCGACGTCCAGATTATCCAGACCTGGCACGCCGAGAATGCGCGGCTTTACGCCGAGTTCGGTCTGCGCCGACAGCAGGGCTTTCATGCCGGTATACATGCCGGTGGCATCGGTGCCGCCGATGATGTTGGAGGTGGTTTCCGCGTCGTCTTCGCCTTCTGCGACGCGCACGACGACAACAACGGGTTTCGCCTGGTTGGCAATGGCCATCAGGGACGGATACAGCGTGCCTTTCGTACCGGCTTTACCGGCGGCGGTCAGTACGTTGGTAATAAGTACCGGCGTATCCAGCGGGAATATCGCCGCGTCGGCATCCTCGCCGGTGCAAACCATCCCGATGATGGCGGTGGAAACGGTGGAGATAACGCGGGTGCCGTCGTTGATTTCAACAACGCGCACACCGTGATGATAATCAGCCATGGTGTTTTTCCTGTGATTGGGGTGAGGTCAATCATCGCGTGTTGTGTCCGCGCAGGCACGGCGGGAGGGATGTTTGAGGAATGGCACAACGGGGCGGTGCCCGAGACAAAAAAGCCCCTTGCGGGGCATGAGTCAGGAAGCGGTCAGGCGGGGATCTGAGGCCAGTCGATATTCGGCGCGGCGGATAAATCCAGCCGGTTCAGCGCGACACGGTATTTTTTCCAGGCTTGCAGGCTTTCCCGCTCGGCGTCGGTCACATCATCGATATCAACGGCATCTTGCAGCGGAGCGATGGCGGCGGCGGCCTGGCTGATCAGTGAACTTTTGCGCTGCTCAGCGACCTCGGCAGCGGGTTGCACGTACGGGATAAACTGACCGGCCTGATAGAGGTACGCCAGCGTACTGATATCATCCGGCAACGCGGCGGTATCAACTTCGTAAATGCTGACGCCTTCGGACAGCGTTAAAAAGTTGGGGTTATCCGCCCAGGTGCAAACAAAACCGTCAGCACCGACGGCGATAAAACAGTTTTCTCCCTGCCATTCGCGATCCCGCAGTTCATACCAGTCTGTGCCGTTTTCATCTTCAAAATAAAGCACCGGCAGCGGCAGACCTTCTTCTAAAACCTGTTTGGTTGTTTTGATATTTTTGAAAGTGATCATCTTAGTTTCCCACCTGTCGCCAGCTTCCGCTCGCCGTTCGTACCATTAACGCACGGTAATATTTCCCCATCATCCGGCAATCACCCAGATCAGAGCGGATATTTAAACCCGTCATGAAGCAACCCGTGGGCGCTTCCCATACCTGCTGCGCCGACCATCCCGCATTTTCCAGCGCCTGACTGCCTCGCTGTACGTCATAGATGTAGCGCCCGTCAGATTCGGATTTTGTATAAGCGCCGGTTTTTGCCATGTATCCGGCATCTGACTGCGACTTGGTGTAATAGCGGTTATCAAAGTTCGAATAGTTACCCGGAGTGATGGTGCCCGTGCAACTGATGGTGCCGTCCGAAGAAACGGGGATCCCTGTCCCAAAACTTACCGCACCTGTCGCAAGATTAATTCTCAGCGGGCGCAGGTCGTTATAGCCGCCGTAAGCATCCCCTGACTTAGTGAGCATGAGATAGAGGTAAGAGCTATCCTGCCGCCAGAAGGAACCATAGTCCCCCTGAACAATACGGTAGGCGTTTGCGCTGGTTGACTGAAACTCTGCTGAATTTCGCACAATACCGTTTACCGCAGTAGTGCCTGTAAGGGGAACCGCCTCTACGTCTGCGGCGGTCGGTTTGTGCTTTGCATCATAGACCGGCACCCAGTCCCCCCATACGCCTCCGGTCTTCAACCGATAGAACATCTGAGCATTCACTACACCCGCAGGCCAGCCGATTTGTTTTGCCGAATTTTTATCATATTGGATATGAATAATTTCACCTGCGGTATTCGCCAGCGGACCATGAACGCCTGCGCTGCTGACCGCGTAAAACCCGTTTTTACTTATCGTATTTGCGTCAGCAGTATTGAGGGAATCTGTCCCGACACCGAAAGCACCCACTGACATCACGTTACCGTCTGCATTGCCCACGTCTTTTGTGGCGGCGCTTCCTAATCCGTCGACATTCGCGGCGGTGAGGGCGATATCTTTCGTGCCGTCAAAGGCCACACCGGCAATTTTACGCGCCGTGGCAAGTTTGGTTGCGGCAACGGCGGTGCCGCCGGAAGGCAATGCGCCGACGTTATCCGGCGTCAGGCTGATGTCTTTTGTTCCGTCGAACGCCACACCGGCAATATTGCGGGCGGTGGCGAGCTTACTTGCGGCGACAGCCGTGCCGCCCGCAGGCAGTGCGCCCACGTTCGCGGGCGGAATGCTGATATCCGCCGTGCCGTCAAACGCTACACCGGCAACTTTACGGGAGGTCGCGAGCTTGTTCGCAGCGACGGCAGTCCCGCCGGACGGCAATCGCCCGTTGGCATTATCATTCGCCGCCTTCACGGCTTTGGGCGTCGCCGCCAGGGTTTCGCTGTCGCTGGTTACCGAGCTGCTGAGCTGGACAAAACCTTTGGCCGCCGTGGTGCCGTCCGGATGATTACGTGATTTTTCATGCGCGGCCAGCAGGTCATTCACATAACCCTCGGTGGCGACAACGATCGAATCATCAATGATCAGCGTGATGGCCTCCGTGTCAGAGACGGTGATCACCATACGTAAAGTCTGCGTGCGGCCTGAACCTTCCGCCAGGGTCGGTTTGTAGGTGTCCGCCATATTGCACACGGCAATCAGCGTGCCGTCGTCTGCGAACAGCCCCATTTCCCGCATCCAGAAGCCGCCGACGCTCGCCGAAATAATGGCTTCAGCAATGATCCAGTTTGCGTGTGACGCATCCAGCTTTAACGAGTTCAGCGGCGTGCGAAACACCTCTTTAACCAGTTTGGTCTGTGTGGCGACGGGCGTGGTCGCCTTGCCGTTGCCGTCACCGACGGCGAGCTGGGTGATTTTAATGTCCGTCCCCGCCTGGATAGCTGCCGCGATGCGGGCTTGTCCGAGCGTGGTGACAACCGATTTAAACGTGCTCATAACGTCCTCTTATCCGGGGTAAACGGTCAGCAGGTCGCCGCCGTAGTGGGCTGCGCCGATATACACCGTACCGGCGATATCCTGCGTGATGGTCAGGCCGATCAGATGGCGGCTTGCCGGTTTGGCGTCGGCAATTAGCCGTTCCATTTCTAAATACATTTCTTCGGTGATGCCGGTTTCCAGCACGCCAATATCCAGGCGAAACGTGCCGGGTTCGTCGCCGGTTTCCCACCATTCGGTCACGTTAATCAGGTAGCCGAGCGGCTCCACCACGCGCCGGATTGCGCCCACCGTGCCCTTGTGGCAGTGAATGAACCAGGCCGACTGGATCACGCGGCGCTTGGTGGAGACAGGCCAGTTTTCATCCCAGCGGTCAACCGACAGCGCCCACGCCAGATAAGGCAAAAACTTTGCCGGACAGGTCAGCGGATCCCAAAGCTGCCGCAGCGGCACCGGCACGTTTTCAAGCGCGGCGCAGGCGTCGGCGGCGGCAACCTCCAGCGCCGAGGAACCGACGGGCAGCAGGCGATCACTCATCGTAACCACCCACCGCCAGCGTATAGGCGGTGCAGAATGACGCCTGGGTTTTATCCAGCTCAATGTCGGCCAGCGGGCTTTTCAGCTCCACCCGTTGCACACCTTCAACGTGCAGCGCGGCATAAATCGCCGACAGCCGGATGTCGCGGCCTAACCGGTGCTGCGCCGTGATGTAGGCAATCAGTTTTGCCTCAGAGGCTTCGCGGATGGGTTCAGATTCCGGACCAGGGAACAGGTAAAGCACGGCGTCAATGGTGTAATTCACCACGCTGGCAGACTGGACGGTCACGCGGTCAGCCACGGGGCGCACGTTCTCGTCATTGAGCGCGGCCTGAACCACGGCCAGCAAATCATCGGGCGCGGTGCCGTCGCCGGTCTGTGCCAGCACGGAAATCGTCACGCAGGCAGGCGACGGGCTTGTCACCGAAATATCCGCCACCCGTCCGTCAGCCGAGCGCCCGTGATACTCATACGCGCCAACCGGACCCGCCACGCTCAGCCCTTCAAACGCCTGCTGCGCACGCACCCGCAGATCCGCGTCGCTTTCCATCACCGCCGCGACGGCGGGCACGCTGTCATCATCAGCGGGCGTGATGGTCAGGCGTTCCACGCTGAACGTGGCGGCGATGTTGTCCAGGTCTGCGCCGGTGGCATAAGCCAGCATCACCGCCTGCGCCGCCTCGTTTACACGCTGACGCAGGATCACTTCGCGGTAGGCGTTCTCCTCCAGCAGCTTCACGATGGGTTCAGACTCCAGGGTCAGCGTGCGGGCAATCGCCGCCTGCTGGTCTTCGGGGTACAACGACACCAGCGTGGCTTTGCGTTCCGCCAGCAGGATTTCGTAATCCAGCACTTCCACCACGTCGGGGGCGGGTAACTGGCTCAGGTCGATAGTTGCCATAATTCAACTCACGGGTAGGGTTAAGGAAATGGCGGCGGACGTGTCTTTGCGGGTACCGGTGATATCCACCACGCCTTTTCCGTCGAACGTCGTTTCAAAGGTGATGCCGGTCAGGCTGACGCGTGGCTCCCATTTCAGGATCGCGCTGTAACAGGCCGCCATAATTTGCAGGCGCAGCGCGGCATTCTGCGGGCGGTCAGTCAGCTCAGACAGCAGTGAACCATAGTCGCGGCGCATGACGCGGGAACCGACGGGCGTGCGCAGAATGTCGCTGACCGACTGCTGAATATGTGCCAGGTCTTCGACGCTGCGCCCCGTGTCGCGAGACAGTCCGATGTATTTTGCATTACTCATGAAGGCACCTGCGTCTGCCCGCCGCCCGTCTGGACGCCGCCGTGTTTATGTGTATGAACGACAATGCCGTTTGACGTCAGGCTGCCGCCGGAATGGGTGATGTTGCCGGTCATCGAGCCGCCTTGTCTCACCTCCAGACTGCCGGTGATGAGTTTGTTGGTGCAGACCACTTCCGGCGTGTCGAGGGTGATACGGGTTGATGCCGTGCAGGTGATGTCCGGTGCAGTAGCCGCGATTTTTTCCGAGGCTTTCACCGTGGCGGATTTAATGCCGGTTGCCAGCAGCGCGCCGGTTTTGGGTTCGTACTCGATCACCGCGCCGTCAGGGAAAGTGACGTGTACGGCATCGGCGGAGGCCGACGGCGCAGGAAATTCATCAGAGAAAACGCCTGGCATCACAAAGGCGGTATCCAACTCACCGCCCAGGCAAAACAGCAAAACCTGCTCACCGATGGACGGCGCCCACCAGGAACGGGAACGCCCTGCTCGGGAAGTCAGCCAGTGCAGCCAGTCGGTGACGTTGCCGCCGGTGTTCACGCGACAGGTGCCCGCAACTAAATCCACCTCGGCAACGGTGCCAATGCGGATCAGATTGCGCAGCAGGCGCGGAATGTCGTGTTTCGGAATGGATGTATTCATGCATAAAAGAATGCCGCCCTGTCAGGCGGCAAACAATTTGAGGTAGGTTGATGGCGGGTGGCACAACGTGGGGATCACTGACTGAGGAGTATTAGCCCAAACTTGAGCTGACACATTTCGTAGTGAGAATATCATCAAATCTCCCAGTTTGGTTTGAGCGAAGAGCGGAAGTAAATCACATGCTTAAGTTATTTTTTCTTTATTAAATCTTTCAACTCTTTTTTTGATGGGCGGGTTTTTAGTCTATGAAGCATGGCATGACAATTGGGACATACAGTAATTAAATCATGTTCAGGATCAACATGATATTCTTTATTTATTTCATGGAGTGGTTTCCAATGATGTACGTGTATGAAACCAATTCCGATTTTGCCATATATATCTTCAAAATTCATATCACAAACTGAACAATTCATTCCGTGGATTTCAATGGCTTTATTTCTTGCGTCTCGGTCTCTTTCGTATGAGTTGACAATAATTTGTTTTTTTGCACCTTCGATGTATTCGGAGTGGTTGAGTATTTCATCTGGATAATGAAAGTAACTTAATTCGCTGTTAAGAAAGGAAAGATAGCGCCTCATGGCTGTACCGCAGTTACTAACAAATCTATCCGCATAATATCCTCCTGACATTTTTATAATAAGACTGTTAATTTTTTCATTAGAAGAAATCGTTGTTCTATTTATATCTATCTGGAGGTAATTTGACACGGAGATTAAATAGCGTCTATAACTATTTGCACTCTGACGCTGTAGACCGATAGATACCAAGAAATCTATATAATCAAATTCATTTTCGACCATAAAATCCTCTGAAATTATTATGCTAAAGCAGATTTCGCAAATGTCAGTTCCGATGTGAAATTTTCATGCTTTTTCGAAGGTTTAGTGACTGCACCGATCCTACCATAAGGAATGAATACTATGTGCAAAGTCCTCTCCTGGCACATTGGGAACGTTCAGATCCAGTATCAATTGGACGCGCCGCCAATTCTGGCTAATCCTGTTAATTCTTTTTTCCAGAAAAAATCCAGTGAAACGTTCTCGCTACATGTCTTATACTACCGTTGTACGGGCATGATGCCCGTACCTCAACTACTCAGATAAGGATATAAAATAATGAGTAAAGAAAAAAAAATTGCAGTATTAAAGGCTGCACAGTTGTATTACGGTAACAAACTCGCGGCTCATGCCACGGTGCATACGCCAACCGCATTTCAGCAATCCTTACAGGATCGTCTATTTGCTAACTATGACCGTGTGACGGCACAGCTTGCGGCTCTTCTATGAGTTTAGTCTGTTCAACCCAGAGCTGATGCTCTTGTCAAAGGCCGCGTAAGCGGCCTTTTTACACCCGCCGTTTAATCCCCACTTATCTAGAAAGTCAGATGAGTTTGTCCAGAACTAAGTGACTATCTCTACTCTTTACAGAGTCGACAATGCAAACAAAGTATCTGAGCGGCTGCTATGAGCGAGGAGCGGAAGTTGTCACCTGGGTGAGATTAAGTTAATTATATTTTTTGGATGAATGCGATAACATCAGGTAAATAAAAATTTTGGAAATCAAAGAATGAAAATGAATGCAGGAACTCTTCTCGATTATCTAAATGCAACACTTGAAAACTCTAACGATCACGCACAGGAACATCCTCAGCTAATGTATATGGTTCTTCAGATGGATCAGGTATTTCAAAAAGAGATTTTTGACCATGAATTTGATGTGAACCCTATTACCGGTTTTTTGGCAATGAATTCCTATACTCTGCTGCTTAGCGCAGTACGGCAGGCGCTATCTGGACACTTGGTGGCAGTCTTTCCGATCGTTCGTACCGCGCTTGAGTCCGCCTGTTATGCTTACCTGATCGCCCATAACGAAGCGATGGAAAAGATATGGTTAAATAGGCACAAAACTGAGAGCGCACTTCATAAATGTCGCAAAATGTTCTCCGTGAAGAAGGCCTCAAATGAATTAAAATCCATTTCTCCTGAAATGGCTGAATATGTGATGGCTAACTATGAAGCTGCTATCGATTTTGGAGCACATCCAAATAAAAAAGCTATCTTTAATCACTTGACGGACATGGGTGAGGTAGATGAAAGATTCCATGGTTTCGAGCTTACCGGTGTTTATGGACGGAATAGCTGGCATGTGAACTATGCACTACTTGTATGCACGGAGGTAGGCCAGGCTATAGCATTCCTGCTTGCTGCATGTGCAGATAAACATCCTCTAATTCATGATCGCTTAGAAGTTTTTACGAGCTGGGTTGATGAAAAAAATCGGATGGTTGACAAAATCAATGGTGAACCAATGGACTACACAGGGCCGATGTATTGTTCAGTTATACCACCAGAGTAACAATTATGCAGGTGGCCTAGCCCCAATTGTTTAGCAGAACCAGATGTTATTAACGTCCGGTTTTGGCACAGAGTTGCCTGTCAGATTAGGTTTGGCTCTGTGCCGCAGTTGTGTCAGGTCAAGTATGAGCTAATACATATTAGCAATTCATCTCCCACAATCTTAATATCTTCCGCGTCCAGTCCTAACAGCGGGCGCGCCGGATATTGCATTTCTTTTGCACGGACGGACGGGCGATCCCGCAGCCCGTACTGATGCACTTTTGCCATCCGTTGCACCTGTCCGGTAAATTCCACCACGGCGTCGTCAGCGGTGCCTTTGGCCTTCATATATTTGGCCGTGCGCAGTCTGGCGAACATTTCCCGCTTAATGCGGCCTTTCTTTGCCCGCAAAGGCTGCGGGCGGCGCGGCGTGAAGGGCTGCCCCTCCGGCGTCACCTGCTGTTTAATGCGCTGCTGCTGATGTTTGCGCAGACGCTTCGCAACGGTCGCCGCCATCGCCTTCCGGCTTTGTGGGGATAGCGCGGCAATCAATCCCGCCAGGCGGGTATCAAACGCTGACAGTTCACTCATGCCACTCACTCACTAACTCGCCGTGCAGGTACAACTCACGCGGCCTTTCCACCGGCTCCGGCTGCGGCGGTTCCGGGAAGTGTTCAACGTGCAGACCGGCATCAATCTGTTTCACAATCACCCGCTCGGTGAGCTGTAAATAAACGGCAATGTCGCAACTGCCATCATTGAGCATATCGGCCTTAAATTTAAAGCCGGTCTGCTGCTTTTCCGGTGTCGCCATAATGTCCGGCTGGTTCTCACGCAGCCACGCCAGAACCGGCACCATGATCAGATCGCTGTCCTGTGCAAAGTCGGTGACCAGTAACTCCACCTGATACTGGTATTCAAACGACAGCGAACTGGCTAACGTGGAAACGATACGCCCGTTATCCACAAACATCCGCAGGGTGTCGGGGCTGGTTTGCAGCACCGGCACGGCGTCAGATAAGGCTTTTCTCAACTGGGCGGGTTTTAACACGGTGTTCCTCCTGACATTGTTTGACCGCTTCCACCTGGAGGCCGCCGGCCGTCAGCGCGGCCTCCAGGTTCCTGACATCACTGCTTAAGTCGCCGTTAGTGACCGGTGAGCTTGCCGGTATCGTGCAACTGGTTACCGCCGGACAGCCAACGTAAATAATCTGCGGCGCTGGCGAAGGCGGGACGTGCGTGCATCCGGCTAATGCCGTCAGGCAGACGAGCGCCATACCAGTCACGCATTTCCTGATTTTCATTGAGTAACCTTTGTATGTGGTATTCACGATCCCGCGCCAACTGACCCGCCTGTGAGAGTTGGGTGCGCAGGCTTTGTTCCTGGCGTTCGCGCCTCACGGCATCATAGTTCAGGCGATTAATGGCGTTATCGCGGCTTTCAATACCGGCGGACAGCGTGCCGATAATGCGCTGCGCCTGCTCGGCTTCATCATGCAGGCCACCGATACGCCAGGTTTGCAGCCCCGCCAGTGCGCAGGCTGCCAGCAGTAACAAAATTAAAATGCGCATCAGACTCCCCGCAGACAGTAGGCCAGCTCATTCGTGCGGCGACGCTCCAGACCTGTGACGCGCTCGCCGTTCACAAATACCCAGCGCGGCAACTGTTCGCAGGCATCCCGCCATTGACCTTTGTTGATAAAAAACGCCAGCGTGGACTTGCAAGCCGCCGTCACGCCCACGTTAAACGCAAAGGACACCACGGCGTCATACACCGGCTGCGGCATGGCAACCGGCATACATCGGGCAATGCCTTTCTCCACCCGCATCACGTCTTCCACAAGGTTAACGGCGGCCTGACGTTCGCTGATTTGCGTTTGCGGCTTCACGCCTGCGGTGTGCCCGATGCCGTTTGTCCAGACGCCCGCGCTGCACTGGTAGGCCGACAGGCGGCAGCCTTCAAAATCAGCGATCAGTGCCAGTCCGGCGGCGGAAGTTTTCAACGTCGGCGTTTGCGGCAGCAGCGCGGCAATCGCCAGGACGGCGGCGACGGCGCAGCGCCTAACGATTGATGGCTGCATTGATTTCTCCACTGACGCCCATTTCTTTCAGCAGGCGGTAGGTTTTGCGCCGGTAGTACCAGTTCACCAGGAAGGTGGCGACGCCGACGCCCGCCCCCACCAGAAAGGCGATATCCTGCGGTGACATCGCGCCGAGCCAGGCAAGAAAGGCCGCGACGCAGTAACAGATAAACGAGGTGATGCGCTCCATGGTCATCAGTCCCAAAGTGAAACGGTTTCACTGACTGCGGCCTGGGTAATATCCGGCAGCTCCACCGCGTAGCCATGGGGCAAAATTGCCCCCTGTGCGGCCAACCCAACGTTAGCCGCGTAAACCTGCTCAACTACCGATCCCGTGCGCCCGTAGTACCGCCAGCAGAGCGAGTCCACGGTGTCGCCCTGTTCGGCATAGACTTTCATCAGAGCAGCCCGATGATGCAGTGAGACACACCGGCGACGTCTCTGATCGCATTGCGGCCATCACGCCACAAGTCATCAACCGTGCTTTCAACAATCACCGCCTTTTTGCTGCCTGCATCAGTCGTATCACTGTTGGGATATCGTTCCGCCAGAATGGCAGCCGTAAGGGATGAAACTGCCCGCAGGTAGGCACAGACTTTGATACTTTCATCATCAATCTGGTCTGCCGGTACATCAGCGAGAGTTTTGTAACCCTGAGCCACCTGTGCGACGCGGTAGCTGTAAAGCTCGGCATTAACCTCGGTAAGCGCGTACTTAATGACGGCGCGCAGACGTTTGGCGGTCACCGTTCCTTCCAGGCGCAGCGTGTCGCGTAACTCCACCGGATTGATATCTGGCCAGAAGTGCGTGTTTTTAATCGCGGGTTCCGTCGCGGCATCCGGCTTTGGTGCAGGTACAACAAGAGACATAGTGACCTCTGAATAGGGGACGGTGGACGCCAGCGTTGAACGAGGTCACAGACCTGTCGCGGCTGGCGTGCCGTCCGGCGCGGGGCGCGTTCTGTTTAGCCGTTGGCCGCCTTTTTGATGGCTGACTCCAACCGCTCAATATCCTTTTTAACGCCGCAGTTGCTGTTCAGCTGGAAGGCGCGTTTCAGGTGTTGCAGGGCTAGCGGCAGTTTTTCCGCGTCGCGATACAGGTAGCCGGTGATTTTGTGCAACTTGGCACGCACCTGATCCGGCATGTCCTGACTGTCAGTCAGTTCCATCGTGGTCATCAGTACATCGAGACTGACCGGCTCACCGGCAGCATGAGCGCGGGTGCTCATGTCGGCGATTTCCTCCGCCAGCGCATAACCGGCAGGACGTTTGCCGAACGGCATCGCCAGCTTGTAATGCAGCGCGTAGCGGGCGATTTCCAGCGCACCAGCGTAGTCACCGGCATCAATACGCCAGATCATGATGGTCATCAGGATGGCGTCCTGAGCGCCTTTACCCTCAGCGAGAACGCCCGCCACCCACGGTGCATATTCGGGCAGCATCTTGCGTTTGAGTTCTGCCTTTTTCTCAGCGGAATAGGCTTTCTTCAGGGCTTTCTGGTCAGCATTAAGCTTTTGCAGCAGCAGTTCATAGCCGGTGGCATGACGCAGCAGGATGGTATCCTGCTGCGCGGCTTCGATAGCTGACTGCCGCAACAAATGACGTCGGGCAGGGCTGGTCATGGCTTACTCCTGAGCTGCCGGTGCGGTGGTACCGGATGCAGTTTTGATGGCGTCAACGATCGCCGAGGTGAATTTGCTGAGTTCAGCTTTTTCAGTTGTGTCGTCAACTCCGGCTGTCACTTCGATGTTTTCGATCAGACAGCCGCAGCCGTAATCTTCCACCACGTAATCCTCGTTAATGGATTCGTAGTTTTCGATGCGATCACGCTTTGGTACTTCCTCAACGTGTCGGCGGTGCGTGCCGTCCTGCCAGTAAATGGACAGGTTATCCAGACGGGTGATCAACATGGCGTTAGCAGGGAAGCCGGGCACACGAACGGCAGGCAGATTGCCGATGCGTTTCTGGCTGATAATCAGGTCGGCAGCCATTGCCTCAGTGTTTGGCTGCTGTTTGTTGATCAGCGGGAAATACTTATCCGCGAGCAGCTTGCGGCCACAGATAACCACCAGTTCGGTATCGTCCTGATAGATGGGGTCGATCAGTTCATTCACCGCATCAAAGACCAGCGCATCGAGGTTTTTGTACTCACCTTCGCCACCGACTTTCACCGCCTCATTGGTTACGGTGCCGTCTTCGGCGACAATCATGCCCATCACTTTGGTCGGGGCATTCAGGCGGTATTTTTGCAACCAGCCCACGCCGACATCCTGCAACAGCGGATTCTGTACACGGTTAGATGTCGGTGCGCGGGAAACACCGTTAAAGCCGACCAGGATGCGATCCAGTGCCTGACGCTTGATAATGGCGTCACGCAAACGGGTCTGAAAATCGTTATAGCGCGCCCACAAATCCAGCTTGCTGTACATCCAGTGGAAGTCGTAGTTGGTTTTGGTGCAGTGATAGCCTTCCTGATCCAGCTTTGTGAAGTCAGCCGTTTCACGTTCATCACCGGCGTCAGTGTTGGTGGTACTGGCAATCGTGCCGGTTACGCCGACGCCCACTTTAGCGCCCATCATTTCGTCCACCGGAATGATGTTGATACGGGTCAGGAACTCTGAGGACTCCTGCAATCGGGTCATCAGCGTCTGAGTGACGGACGGCTCGACGTTAAATTTCTTGTCCAGCGTACCGACGTCAACGTTGTTGAGTTTGGCGAGCTGGGAGAGGAACGCATTAAATTTTAAGCGCGTTTCTTTTTTCATGACTTATTTCCTGAGGGTGAATTAAATGTGTCGGATCAGCAGTCGGTCACTGTCTCGTCAGCGCCTGTGCCGCCGGTTGCGTGCGGGCGCTGGTTAAAGTTCTGCGCCGGTGTCTGCGCCAACTTGCCTTTCAATTCACTGAGGGCTTCATGTTCGGCAGCGGTGGATTTTTCCAGGGTATCGACGCGGGTCAGCAGGTCGGTCAGGCTGGTTTCATGCTTATCCAGTTCAGTCTGAGCGTATTGAGCAACTTCGCTGACGGCTTCGTGAACATCGGCCAGGCGGGCATCGTCGGACGCCTGCTTACGTGAAAGCTTTTGTTTCACCAGGGCGAAAAGAGAAGGGGCAGTTTCCGGCGTGTCTTCGAACTCAATCAGTGCTTCGGTGGCGACGGAGAAGAGGCTGTCCGGATCGGTTTTACGACCGGCCAGCGGGTTCTGTTTTGCTGTACGGCTGAACTCCAGCATTTCAGTGCCGAGGCTTGCGGGGTCATCGGTGACGGCCAGACCGACCAGGTAGGATTTATTGGAATTGGCGAAATTGCGTTTGATCTCCATCGAGGTGTAAACCTTCTGCCCGTCGCCGACCATCTGCGTTAAATCCGCAGTCGGGCTGATCATTGCGTACAGCGCCCATTTGTCATGCAACAGCGGTTCAGCCGCGTCATCAATTTGTTCGGCTTTAAGCTGGATCACGTCGCCATAACGGCGGAAATCACTGGTCGGCAACACGCCTTTGATATGCTCCAGATTGACGCGGGCACCGTAGGCTTTCGCGCTGTATGTCTCTGCCATTTGTTTGATGTCGTTAGCATCAATTTCGCGGCCGTCGCAGGTGTCGCCTTCGACCCCGATGCGGAACCATTTCGATACTTTCTTTGCCATGTGACTGACTCCGGTAATGAGTGTTGAGAACGGGAGTTAGTTTCCAGACAGTCACCGCAGGCCGCCAGCCGATGCGGGTTGTTGCCCGATGGCACAACGTGGGCAGCGCGAAAAACGGCTGTCTGGCCGGTAACGTGGCGGCATGAATATTTCAAACTCCACCATCATCAGCGACCCGCGCCGACAGGCGGCACTGCTTTACTGGCAGGGTTTTTCTGTGCGGCAAATCGGGGAGATGCTGAGCCAAAAAACGCCGACCGTGCAGAGCTGGAAAACTCGCGATCAGTGGGATGCCATTGCGCCCATTTCTCGCGTGGAAACCAGCATGGAAGCGCGGCTGATCCAGCTCGTCATGAAAGATGTAAAGGAGGGGAAGGACTACAAAGAGATCGACCTGTTAGGCCGACAGATTGAACGCCTGGCAAGGGTAAACCGTTACAACCATACCGGCAGCGAGGCTGATTTAAACCCGAACGTTGCCAACCGTAATAAGGGCGAACGAAAGGCACCAGATAAGAATGTTTTCAGTGATGAGGCCATCGAAAAGCTTGGCGAGATCTTTATCGAGACATCGTTCGAGTATCAGCGCGGCTGGCATCAGGCCGGACTTCAGCACCGTATTCGCAACATCCTCAAGTCCCGCCAGATAGGTGCAACCTTCTACTTTGCCCGGGAAGCGTTGATTGATGCGCTGACCACCGGCCGCAACCAGATTTTCCTGTCAGCCAGTAAGGCGCAGGCGCACGTCTTTAAGAACTACATCATCGACTTTGCGAGGCAGGTGGATGTCGATTTAAAAGGCGACCCGATTGTGCTGCCTAACGGCGCACGACTGATTTTTCTCGGTACCAATGTTCGCACCGCGCAGAGCTACACCGGCAATCTCTATCTGGACGAATACTTCTGGATCCCCAAGTTTCAGGAACTGCGCAAAGTGGCTTCCGGCATGTCACTGCATAAAAAATGGCGAAGCACCTATTTCTCCACACCGTCCAGCCTGGCACACAGCGCCTATCCGTTCTGGTCGGGTGAACTGTTCAACAAAGGGCGCCGCAACAAAGCCGACAGGATTGAACTGGATCTGACACATGCGCACCTGTCCAAAGGCGTTCTGTGCGATGACGGCCAGTGGCGGCAGATTGTGACGGTGGAAGATGCGCTGTCTGGTGGCTGTAATCTGTTCGACCTGGAACAGCTGCAACTGGAATACAGCCCCGCCGAATATGAAAACCTGCTGATGTGTGAGTTTGTGGACGATCAGGCGTCGGTGTTCCCGTTCGCCGAGTTGCAGGGCTGCATGGTGGACAGTCTGGATGAATGGGAAGACTTTGACCCGTACCTGAAGCGACCGTTTGCCTATCGTCCCGTGTGGATTGGTTACGACCCGTCGCACACCGGCGACAGCGCAGGCTGTGTAGTGATTGCCCCGCCAGTTGTTTCCGGCGGCAAGTTCCGCGTGCTTGAGCGTCACCAGTGGAAAGGCATGGACTTTGCCGCGCAGGCCAAAAGCATCGAGGATCTAACCAATCGATATGCGGTGGAATATATCGGCATAGATGCGACAGGCATCGGGCAGGGTGTGTTCCAGCTTGTTCAGCAGTTCTTTCCGGCGGCGCGTGAGATCCGTTACAGCCCCGAAGTGAAAACTGCACTGGTACTCAAAGCAAAAGACACCATCAGCTCCGGCCGCCTGGAATACGACACCGGACACACAGACATCACTGCTTCGTTTATGGCGATCCGTAAAACCATGACCGCCAGCGGCAACCGTTCAACCTACGAAGCCAGCCGCAGTGAAGAGGCCAGCCACGCCGACGTCGCGTGGGCAATCATGCACGCCCTGTTAAACGAACCACTGACCGCCGCCAATGGCGGACAAAGCCCGAACATTCTGGAGTTCTACTAAATGAGTAAGCGTAAATACCGTAAAGCCACGCCGACCAACACCACTGAAAACCAGCAGGGTGCCGAGATGTTCAGCTTTGGTGACCCTACGCCGGTGTTAGACCGCCGCGAGATTCTGGATTACATCGAGTGCACCGGCAACGGCCGCTGGTATGAGCCACCTGTCAGTTTCGACGGTCTTGCCCGCAGTCTTCGCGCCGCCGTACATCACAGCTCACCGATTTACGTGAAGCGGAATATCCTCGCCTCGACGTTTATCCCGCATCCGCTGCTTAGTCAGCAGGAGTTCAGCAAATTTGCGCTGGATTATCTGGTGTTCGGGAATGCGTACCTGGAACTGATCCGCAATCAGCTAGGCGAACCGCTACGATTTGAGGCTGTGCCGGCTAAATATGTGCGTCGCGGAGTGGAAGAGGGGACTTACTGGTTTGTGCAAGGGTGGAAGGAACCGCACCAGTTCGCGGCGGGCAGCATCTTTCATCTGATCGAACCGGACATAAACCAGGAAATTTATGGCTTGCCGGAATACCTCAGTGCGCTGAATTCCGCCTGGCTCAACGAGGCCGCGACGTTGTTCCGCCGCAAGTATTATCAGAACGGCGCTCATGCAGGTTATATCTTGTATATGACTGACGCTGCGCAGAGCAGCAGCGATATAGATTCAATGCGAAAGGCTATGAGGGATACAAAAGGCCTGGGCAATTTCCGCAACCTGTTCATGTACGCGCCGAACGGCAAGAAAGATGGCATCCAGATTCTGCCGCTGAGTGAAGTCGCAACTAAAGATGATTTCTTCAATATCAAGAAATCCAGCCGTGATGATCTGTTAAGCGCGCACCGCGTTCCGCCTCAAATGATGGGCATCATTCCTGACAATGCGGGAGGATTTGGGGATGTGGAGAAGGCGGCGCAAGTGTTCGTGAGGAACGAGTTGACGCCGCTGCAGGAGAGGATGAAGGAGGTAAATAATTATACAAAAAAATACATTATCATGTTTGATAAATATACTTTAGATTGAAATTCATGATATTTTGAGGATGTCTTTAATATAAAGATTAAGGAACTCTCCTATGACCTGAGCGCTTGTAAAAGCAGCATACTTTTGAAAATCATCATGCTTTTGTTGATCGGCGAAATCACATACAGACTTTATAGCAAATGTAATCGGTTTAATGTTTGAGGCACTTAAGGCTGAGCTATATACACCATAGACTTCCATTTCGATACCTTTAAGTGTTCTATCTTGTTGGATTACGTCTTTAACAATATTCTCATCGGCAAGGACGGCTGATCCTGATGCCATTGAGCCAGAATGTAATCTTAATTCATGGTCAATATTAGAAATTTTCCATTTTGATTTTATTTTACTTAAAAGTAGCTTGTTATGAGACATTTCTACGTATCGTGTCTCAATAAATTCTGGTACATGAATTTGGTGGGGAGCAATAAAAAACTTTGATTCATCTTTATCAATCGCTCGTTTGCCACTTTGATAATCCCAGCATGTCGTTGCAAGAATAGGATCGCCAAGATTAACTTTTCCTTTAATTCCGGCACAAATTCCCGACATTATTAATATCTTAGGTCTGCAAATATGAATAAGTTTGGAAGAGAGAATTGAGGAAGTGACCATACCCATTCTGGAACCAGATACAGCAACAACAGAATATTTACTGCCATCTATGGTAAGACATCCCTTACGCATGAAGGTAGTGTTATCTAAAGGGGTTGGATCACCCCAGTCCCAATCAAGTTCCAAAATAGCAGTAAGTTCGGGGTCATATAAGGCAGTCAAAATACAAACGTCAACCCTAGGAATATCGTCTTCCTTATTGTTTTCATTTTGTAATAAATAACGTACACAATTTAATATTTCCTTTACCCATCCATCGCTATTATCTATGTAGTGGAACAATGTCCAGAGGTTTTCATTGAAGAAAATCTCATGTTCTTGAACAAGTTCTTTAAAAGCTGACAAACCAACAATTTGTAAGGGGGGTATGAGTTCTCCACTGTTTTTGATATCCTCAAGAAGTTGCATAGAAACATCAATACTTTCATCACTCTCAATATAGTAGGGTAGACTTAGATCTAAGATCATTAGATCGTATGTATTATCAGATAAGAGTCTCCTTGCATCGGATGATGAACCGACGGAAGATATGTTCTCTCTTGTGATACCATCCAGGGTCATAAGTTGAGATATAACTTTTTTAACCTTTTCTATATTATCATCAATAATTAATATATTCATATTTATAACTCCTTTTTTACTATATCTAATGCTGATATCAATTTATGTCTCCAATCATCAAACGATGTTTCATACTTTATCATTTCTACATAAATGTCTTCAAATTCAGAACCAAGATCGTCTTTAACTTCCTGGAAAGTTATTTCTTTTTTCTTATCAACGTCATTATTTGAAGAGAATTCTTCATACGCAGTTACTATTATCACTGGGGTGAAAAAATCATAATTTTGCATTTCCCTCATGACTTCTTTTCCACCGAAACCTTGCGGTCTGCCTCCATTTTCATCTTCACTTATGTCAAAAGTAGGTAGAGACATGTCTAAAATAATTAGGTCGAATCTCTTCTCGTGCAGCATGTCAATGGCTGAACGAACAGACTTCACAGTTGTAATGAAAGTATTAAGAACAGACTCTTCAACACAAAGAATTATTTTATCAGCTTTGGTGGCTTCATCTTCAACTAGTAAAATGTTCACTTTCAACCTCCAGTTTTTTGTATGGAGCATCACTTGAACCAATATAAGGTAAGGTAATGTTTAAATAAAATGTATTTTTATCTGAAAATCCAAAGTCTATGCTACCGCCTGCATCAAGACGAACAGTCGATGCGATTTTTTTCAAACCAGAACTACCTTCTTTGGCCACATTTTCTAGATATGAACCGAGATTTATTTCTTTTCTTATTAAATCCAATATTGCCTGACTGCGTTCATTCCTACTTTCAGGAGATATTTTATTTTCAAATTTAAACTGTAGGAAAGCTCTATCAGGAGTATAAGCGGCTTCAATAAGTAGTTCCGAATGCTCACGACAGAATGAATGCTCAGATATGTTACCTATTACAATTAATAATATATCTGAAAGAACTACAAGAGAGTCTGCTCTTAAAATGATTGAATCATCAATTATTTTATTTAACTTAATATTACAACCTTTGTGACGAACTAGAGCAGCTTCAATTGAGATATCTATTATTTCATTTAAGGTGTAACTATGCTTTGTTAATTCATTTTGTACTTTAATAAACCATTGCGACGCTCGGTCAATAAGCACTTGAAATTCTGCCGATGACTCGTTGATCGCTGTAAATAATTCATGGTTTATTCTATGTCGGCCTGTACAATTTACCAAGTTACTTTGTAGGGTCTCAAAAAGAACAATGAATTTTAATTTATATTCTTTAGTTAAGGTTTCACGAAGATTAGCTAACGAAGGCTCAAGCATTAACCATAGGAACTGACATGAAATGTCAACCCATGATTCGAGATCATAGTTATTTTCTTGAAGGAAAGACCGAGTAATATAAAGATACAACGGAACTGTTTCTGTTTCGATAGTTATCAAGCCGTGAGGGGTTTCATTGGTCTTGATATGTAGTATTTCATTTTTAATATAGGAAGTTAATTTATCAAATTCACTTCCAAATTTTTCTAAAGTTTTTAATATTCTTTCTCTCTCATTATCACTATATTCAGTCAGCTTTGCTTCCCAATATTCATTGCGATTATAGTTATCACTTGAGTCTTTCTTAAGTGTGATAAGTTTTTTATTTTCAATTGCACCTCTTAGGTAACCAGCAATTGAGTTATGACGTACTCTTTTACTGAGGTAGCTATTTAGACCATATTGATTATCAAGTAAGAAAGTATCTTTTAAATCTTCAAACATTGTTATTAAAATATCTTCTGCTTCATTCTCTGGAATTTCATATAATTCCTGCTTAGATTTAATGTTGTCAATGGACTTAATAACCTCGCTAAACTTATCTGCCACACCAACCCCAGCTTTCACAAGACTTTTATACCTAAATAAACTTTCCTGTAACTCTTCCGAGGCCCATCTCTGAATGCCTTCAGAATCGACATGCAATCTTGTTCCATCAATGAATTTCAAGCCTTCTTTGATTCTTAAATTACTTGAAATAACTAGGATTTCTTCCTTGTAAGTTTCTGTGTTTTTAGGATCCATTTTGATTAGAATAGCTAAAGAATTTCGCCTTTCATCCTGTACTTCTTTACTGCCTTTTAAACACCGGCACATTTCGAGAATATTATTTATACAAATTTCTCTAAGGAAATAGATTACTTTTGTAGTGTCAAATTTATCCAAGTGATTAGCTATTTCAGATGGCTTATTTAAATTGTTATTTATTAAAAAGTTATCTAAAGCCGTTCTTCTAAGGTTAGAACTTTCCTCAGTATTATATACTTTACAAACTAGGTCCAATAAAATAACTAATGATATATCTTTACTATATATTCTTAATTCTGGCCATCTAGTCTGCTTTGTGATTATTTCATCTGTGGATATAATTTCTGAAGGGAAATCATTGTCTGATACAAAGTTAGCTACAGTACTAATTGCTTCTGAAAGATCACCTACGGCGAGGCGACAATGTATCTCTAAAGGTGCAAATCTATTTTTTATATATTTATATTCATTTTTGTTTTTTATACTTTCTAATACTTCGATAGCACTGTGGAATTCATCTGTTTTTAAGTAATAGATGAACTTTGATATGTATTCCGTTATTTCTACTATTCCTTTTCGTGTATCAATGAGTTTACTATTTTCAGCATTAAGAAGTGAGTGAATGTTGGGACTATCTATAAATAAGTCAACATTAATTCCTGAAGCATTTTTAAAAGCTAAATCATAAGGGTTGATATATTGAGTATTTAATGATATTTGCTTTCTGAAATAATTTTGTTTATCAGATAAATATTGATATTCAGAATGAAGGAATCCATGTAATGAACGGATTGATGTGAATGTTGACAAGTTTAGTAGATGTTTCTCGAGGTTATTGTACCCGATTGTGGCCCAATTTTGTTTTCGGATTACGCTTGATAATTTCACAATTATTTCATGAAATATTTTATTACTTTCTCTTTGAGAAGAACTATTGTTCTTTATTGTATAGGCATGAGCTGAAATAATAACATCCATTACATCTGTAAAGTTATTTTTTATTTTATTTTTTGAATTATTAAAAGAATCATTAAGATGTCCATCGAAAATAGCTTCCATGTTTTCGAGGTTTGATTTTATGCCCTTATCAAGGGATTTATGTCCCATGGCCATAAATATCTTATCACTTCTCAAGTCACTGATATTTATCTGAAACAATGCTTCAATTAAGTTTTTTTTAAGAGAATCGAGGTGATCTTCCTCTGACGATACTACGTATTGAGTTAATAATATCAATGTTTCATAAAGATCAACGCTTGATAAGTTATGATTGAATCTCAAGACTGATATGATTTCTTTTTCTGTAGAAGGGAATTCATTTATTAATTTAAATTTAAGATATTGAGATAAGTCATTGTTATCTTGATAAGTCTTGGCGAGATTATTTATAGTGTTTTTATATCTTGGTATTGTGACAGCTGCTTCATTCCTCATGCTTATTCTGTAAGAAATGAAACGTATTAAACCCGCAGTTGTTTTATTTTTGATTTCGTTTAAAAATGATTTTTGTTCCTCTAATCCATAGAAAAATTGTATCGTTCCGAACTTAGACTCTACAAGCCAAACAGATTGGCCAATATTGTTCTCAATATCATTATACAGTGAATTAATCGATTCCGGTTCGTTCTGCCAGAAGTTTTTTTCTATTGCCTGTTTTTTTTCAAGAAAAAAAGATATTATCTTCCGCTGTGCTTTTAACTTTGTGATAATCCAGTTTATTTCTATACGAGTTTCCGTTTCTTTAGGATAGTTTATTAGTGTGAGGTTCTTATAAGAGGGCTTTTTAATCGGGTTCTTGGCCGGTAATAATTGGTCGATCATCTTCATTGACCATGATAGGTAATCATCCTGGTTTGAAGCAGGGATTGTTTCGCGGGCAGAAAGCAACGCTTTTGAAAGTTTATTATTAAATCTGTCCTTTTTCTTTTCTGGCTCATCTTGGAAAATTTTAGCACTTCTAGCTTCGCCAATTAAACCACGAAGCTTTGCTTGATGAAGTTCGATGATTGTTTTTTTTCTCTTTTTTTTAATGGTCATTTGAAACCCCTTTTAGAACTCATGCTGAATTATTAGTAAGGTTATTTTTTATCATAATGTCATAGTTTTAAATCAGTATTGCTAACTAATCAACATAAGCGTTCAAATCCAAGGCGCGCAATGCTATCCCCGCCACGCCTGCCCGCTTTATGGGTCGCTTTTGATGCAGTTGCGTGATCCACTGTGATCCACGCCAGCACTGGTGTCACGGGGAGAAAAGAGCAGGGCGATCACAATGCAAAATCATGCACTCACTGCATGCAGAGCTGTCAAAGAGAGATCGCCCGCATTCCTGGCTATTCTTCATCGTCGTAAACAGAGAACGGCACTGATTGCGTGTCTTCTTCATCCAGAACGCTGTCGGCCATATCAGAGATCATTTCCATCACCAATGCGTACTCGTCATTTCTGCACTGGGCTGACTGTGCGATGTCAGCCATAAGCCGGATTTTTATCAAAGCCATCTTTAGCTCATGAGAGGATTCCATTACTCACTCCAATGCACTGGTTATTTATACAGTATAATATTACTATTCTTTAACAAATTCCAATAAAAACTGTATGTTATTGTTTTAATAATAACCATAGCGGATGGTTTGGTAAGGCCGATGGCAGCGAATGCTGTCTCAAATAGTCAGCCATGGACGAGTCAAAATTATGCATTGGTTTTTTATTGCTCTTCCATTGGCGGCTCACCATTAGGTTTAACACCTCCATTGTTTTGCTGCTCCTTCAGTTCTTGTTCGGACTTTTCAATCCATTGCTGCATTTGAGGGTATTTTGAGTACAGTTGTCGCTGGAAGGGTGGCAAATGGCTAAGGCTATTATCAATCTGGTCAATTGCAGGTGTTGACTGAGGAGTTTGAGTAGCTTCAGGAGTTGGAGACGTTTGAGGCTGTTCTGCTTCTTCAAAAGCCGGCAATCCCTTGCATTGATTGCAAATTTTATCAATATTATAAAATATCTCTTTATAATTCAGCTCTGTACGACATTTCTTACACAGTTTTATTTTGTTAGCTACAAATCGCGCTATGTCTTCTGCCTTATACCATTCATCGTCTTCGTGCATACATTTTCCTTGTTCTCAACTTCAGCCGATAGCTTCCCAAAGTCGTACGTCGTTGCCTGCTGCTGATTTGGGTAATGCTCCCTCGAATGATGTTCCATTTCAACTGTATGATCGTAGGTTTTTTCCGCTATGTTTTGCGATAAGCCTTCTTCGCATGTTTTCTTTGGATGAAGAGATGGTCTAACAACTCTCTTCCCTTTGAATTGCGCCACAATCGCCCTCACGGCGGCAGTGTCCGTCCAGTCAATAGTGCGTAAAGTGTATGAAGTGGAGCCTGCAGCATCGCTTTCAGCTTGGTTATCGTGCCCATTTTCGGCCTGTTCCTTTTCATCTAACCCACAGTTATTGACAGGACTCCGAGGCGCGCCGTGGGCGCTTTTTGAAGTCAAAACCTCAACCTCAACGGCGGAAGAAACGATGCGCCATTGGGTTGTACGGGTTTCATAAACACGAGAGTCGCCGAGGTGAGGGGCAAAAATGCCAACAACCTTTTTCACTTCTTCGTCGTAGGCATTCAGTTCAGCGGCAACCCGACGAGCTACACGCACCGTCTGGTCGTCACGGGGAACATTTGCCCCGCCCTGGGCTGACATGTACGCCATAAAGTCACCGGCATCAGCAGCAGCGCGAACGGCTTCCACTTCTTCGTCAAATGTTTCGGTCAGACTGATGGAACGGATGCGGCGGCACTCACGGTATGAACCCATGGTTGGCAGGCCGATAGGATGGAACTGGGGGATCCGCCAGGTAGCAGCCCAGGCTGTGACAGCGGCAGCGGAATCTGTCAGCAGCTCGCCGGTTTCGTGGTCGCGCTCGCCTTCCAGAGCATAACCGTCGATATTCTTTGCAATGTATTTAGCAATATAGCCAGCCGCGCCGCCACGGTTCATGTGCTTACAGTCAAAACGGTTCTTTGCCGCCCCGCGCTCGTCACCGTCTTCTTTCATGGCGTATTTGCGCATGATATCGATCACCCGCTGACGCATGGCGGGCTTAGTGAATAACATCATGTGCCAGTGCGGCGTCGCATCGTGGTGAGGCTCGACAACGCGCATCCCGTAAACAGACAGACCGCTATCCTTGAACGCGGTGCGCATTTTGCTCCAGATCCCGCACAGATAACGCTGCGCATCTTTCGGGGTAAAGGCTTCTTTGTCCCAGGCGTGATTTCGCTGAACGCGCTTTTTATCGCCCTTACCCACCATGCGGGTCGGGTGATATTTAGAAGGGGTGGTGATGGTCAGGAACATCCCGACGTCGCCATTTGCAGCGGCATATTTTTCGGTGCCGGCGATCGTGCTCATTAACTCCATGCGGCGGATTTCAGGGTTTGAAATACTCGCCATCACTTTGTCGATCAGACTGAAACGCTCGCCGGTTTCGATGTTTTCCAGGTCGCAGCTTTTCAGGTAGTCAAGATTCGACAGGCGTCGCGCACGCACTTCACGGATGGCCTGCTTACTGGCATAGGGGGAAGCATCGCGGTTAACCTTGCCGATGGCGATCAGCAACGATTCACGCCAACGGGTGCGCTGACCTTTAAACTGGCGTAACCACCAGTCCGGATTAACCAGGCGCGACATGGCTGCGATAGCGGAAACTGCATCCAGCTTGCCTTTGCAAAATCTTGTCCAGTACATCGGCGTGACATTGAAAGCCTGTGCCATACCGGCGATTTCGCTGTACAACTCGCACTGGGTATCACTCTCAAAAAGAATCGAATTATCCCCGTTGTACTGAGCAAGCAGCTGATCGCAACGTTCTTCATAAATCCCTTTCAGATGTCCGGCGATGTCCTGAGCAAAGCGGCGCAACGGTTTATCGCTCATGCTCGGCAGGCTGTGATAGTTGTCGGCCTCTGACATGAATTTCATGGAAGCATGAAAATTCATTTCGTGTGCAGAATTGACTGCATCTACACGCGGCAGAATGCTGCGCCCCAAGGTATAAACCAGATATTTATTGGCGGCGTGAATGCCCTGCTCTTTCAGCAGATATGTATAGCGGCCTGTAAATATTTCACGGAGATCGGTTGAGAGAGTTTTTACTTTGGTTAAAACGGCTTGCCCCTGATCGTATTCATCACGGGTAAGCGGTCTTTCGAGGCCAGAAACGGCCTGGCGTGGTTTGTTCCAGGGAAACGCCCAAGCTGCGGGCGTTTTAATCTGAGGAGTGAAGCGGCTGGTCTGCATTACATGCCGTCTTTGAGATCAATGACCAGATAGCCCGCATTGATAGCGGCCAATACGAGCAACACCACCGCGAATATGATCACTGGTTGCCTCGGTAGTGTTTGGCATTGAATTCAGCCAGCTCTTTGCAGTACACGCAAAGCTCAACGCCTGGCAGAGCTGCGCGGCGTTCCTCCGGTATCGGACGATCGCACTCGATGCAGAACATTGCGGAAACACCTGCAACAGTTGCGCGGGCGGCCTGGATTTGGGCGGAAAGAATGAGGTCAGCGCGCTCCTGGGCGGTGTCAATTACATCAGCCATATTTACGCCTCCGCTTCACTTTGAATTCGGTTAGCTTCGATGCGGAGTGCTTCAGCAGCTTCAATTCCTGTCATTTCACGTTTGAGAATGAAACTGGCAATCGCTTCCAGGCGACCGGCAAACACCACCGCTCGATTGGCGCGTTCTTCATTACGAGCAGTGTCCAGCATCAACGATAAATAAGGAACAGAGGTGTAATCGCGTTCTGGTGAAGCTAAATCAATGCCCATAACCGGCAAGCCAACTATATTTTGACGGGTGTTATCAATTATATTTTTCATATAAGAACTCCTGTTTTGGGCAAAAGAATGCCCGGCGGGTTGACGCCAGTTAATTTGGATTTGGGTTAGTGTTTAATGTTTATCTTGCAGTCATCTTCACTGATAAATTTCGGCAGTGATTCAGTTAAACCAAGCAAAGAATTTAGTGCCGCAACTACTTGATGCCTTTCCGTCGGCGTTAATTCAGCAAACTTCATCTCAAGATGGCGACGAGATAAGCCAGCATGAAAACAGATTGTTCTACGCATATGCAGCGGCTGAGTATCAAATGTTTCCTGCGCTACATTCTTTCTGAAATCAAACATCTCTTTAATTCGGGAAAGATGTTTTTTACCTATTTGAATATGTTCTTCATTCACTAAAGACATAATCACCTCAACTAAACAGACGCTTTATAAGCGGTTTTGAATTTCTCACGGCCTGCGGGGCACTGGTTTGTGACATTGAAGGGTTCCAACGCTTTCCACCTGGTAACTCGATGCAACCGTGGCTAAAGTGGCGAGATGGACTCTGCTGTTTTAAAAAAGGAGCAATAGAAACGGCCATAGTCACATCAACCCATTTGTCGTAACGCTTGCAATGGCACCAACTGCAGAGGCCAGGGCTGGAGATGCCTGTACTCGGCCTTGAACAACTAAGCCGATCAGTGACAGATGGCGAATACCGGCATTTACACCTTCGAGTAAGGACATTCGACGCTGAGAACTGACCGCACCACCTTTCACTGCATCAGCTGCAATAGAACCTACGGCTGCGGTTGCCTGTAGTGCGTAGGTTGAAAGATTAGAAGTAGCAATTTCATTGACCGGTACTGACGGCAGGCAATTTATTTGTGCCAGCATGCCATCGAGAAGGCTAGCGTCCTCAGTCAGATCAGTGATTAAAAGAACTTCCTCACAAGTGAGTTTATGAGGTTGTTCAGGGTTGAACTTATTGCGCAGGATTTGGGGTTTAGTCCCCATCAGCGCGGCAAGTTCGGTAAGGTTATGACGATTCACAAATGCCTTACATGCATCGTCAAAGTGAGCGTGTTTGGAAACGCGATAATCAAACATTGTTAGTCCCTGCTAGTTTGAATAATCTGACTCAACGATTTATGTAACGGCACTTGATGGCTTGCTGACGGTTTTTCTCACGCCAGGCCTCAAGATTGATCAGGGCATTGCCATGACGTTCCATAACAACAGTTTGCATTTGACCTGTTTTGCGGTTTTTGCGCTGCTGGGTGATGGTGGTTGAAGGGGTTGGGGCAAGAAGTACAACACCGTTCGCGATCCACTTTTCGAGGACAGCAGAGCTGATGCCGTTAATTGCAGCGAAATCTTTTTTAGAAATTGTTGGGGAATTGGCGAGCGTAGTCAGTTGCAAACTTATTGAGTTCACGATGGTTGCAGACAGGGCTGATTCTAAAGCCGGTAGCAACTGGGATACTACAGAGTTTAACAATTCCTTAGAAACGGCAGTCTTATCAACGGCTACTTGAATTGCATTCTGTTCAGACATAAAGCAAAATCTCCTTTTAAGCAGTTTGAGTTCTACTGTGTAACATGTGGTGTGTTTTCACTTTAGATCACAAATGTGCTCATGTAAATCACTTTCGTGCTCACCTTGGTGGATCTATGCCTGAAACTAAAGACAGCGCTGCGCATATCGTTGAACGTCTTTCCTCCTCTTATGGGGTTACTTCTCAACGAGCTTTAGCCAGCTGTCTGGATGTTCCTTCAAATAATGTTAGTGCCTGGGTTCAACGCAAGAGTGTTCCAGGCAATGCAATTATCAAATGTGCATTGGACACAGGGGCTGACTTAAAATGGTTAGTTACCGGTGAGTTTGCATTTGCGAAAAATGAAGGCTTAAAAATCACAAAAAGAGACATTTCAACTTCTGGGCACATACTGCTGAAGAAAATGCTTTCCTCAGGGGGACGGGCGGTTTTAAGCAGAATCATTGAAGCTTATGGTTTCAAAACGCAAAAAGAACTTGGCGAGCATTTGAATATTTCTTCAGGAACGATCAGTACCTGGGTAAGAAGAGAATATTTTCCTGGCGACGTAGTGATTACCTGCGCATTAGATACCGGTGCTTCACTTGAATGGTTGGCTACCGGCGAAACAGGCATAGCCTCTCAAGAGGAAACCACCTCCTCAGGAATACCGATGATCAGTAAGAAAATACTTCTAGCCGGAAAACTTGATGATGATGGTTTTTGCTATATCGATCAGTCATTTGTCCCTAATGGTGTGAATCTTAAAAAATTAAATTATGTAAGTAGTGGAAAATTATCCTGGTTGATTGAAATGGATGTTAGCGAGTTATCGAATGGCTCATGGCTGTTAGATATTGATGGAATATTGGACGTTTATACTGTTTCCCGTCGACCTGGCAACAAACTGCGTATTAGTGGTCATGATGGTGACTTTGAATGTTCAGTCAATGAAGTAATACCGAAGGGATTAGTCGTCGTAATTTTAAAAAATGCTGTATAGGAGATCTTTTTATGGATAAGTATTTTGTATATATTAATGCTAAAAAACAGGTTAATGCTTATACGCTTTATAATGTAAGTGAAAGTGAAGAACATTTTCAGGGGGTCTGTAATAAATCAAACCAACTGAAGACCTTCAGAAAAGATCGGGTTATAAAAGAATGTTCTTCATATGAATTAGCGCTAGTAGATTTAAGCGAATATAAAGGTATTGAACACCCCAGTTTTTCTAAGAATCCCAAAGTAAATCTTTTCGAAGTTTGTTTTACCGGATTTAAAAAAGATGACAAAGAAAGACTCATTTCATTAGCGACAGATAATAAAATGTCTGTTCGTGCTTCCGTGACTCAAAACCTTCAAGTCCTTTGCTGTGGATACAATGCTGGTCCCAAGAAAGTTGATGCTGCCCGGATGAAGGGGGTGGTGATACTTGATGAAAATCAGTTCCAACTGCTAGTCGAAACCGGTGAAGTGCCAGACTTTTAGGATAAATTTATCTGTGAGGTACCTTGTGACTGAGTTCATTGATTTTTTGAATAAACAAATGCTTCCTATTATAGCATTGATAATTACAATTATTGGTTTGTTTAAAGGGTGGGTTAAGCCTAGGCAAGCTATTTTTGACCAACGAGAGAAGCTTAGTAAACATAGTTATGAGATGTATAAGATCTCAAACGATGAAAGTTTGAAAAATCTTGCTGTAGAATATGGATATGCGGCTATAACAAAAGATGATTTTTTGACTCTCGATCAAAGGAAAGCTTTGGTCAATAGCAAGGACCCTGTAAAAGATATTGATGTATTTTCTAGTTGTCGCTATCTGTTAAATATTAAGATAAACCCACTTTCATTTGAGTGGAAAATAAAGCGTTATAATAGCAAGATTTATTTAAATTTCGCTAGAACTTGTAGGGTATTACTCTACGGATTAGGATGCTTTATTTTCACCTTCCCAATTACATATGATAGATTTTTCCCATCTATGATCATTAAAATGGAGACCGTTCCAAGCATGACTAAAGGCTGGTTAGTGATATATTGTGTTGTAGCTGGTGGGTGGATCGCAGGGCTAAATTTACTCTCTGGACGTAGGTTAACACAGGCTAAGAATTTAATAGAACGACATAATATTAGGAATGAATAAAATTGAGATAATAATATTGTTAAGTTCAGATACTATTATGGGTTTTGCAATAAATGCGTTGTTAAAGGATCATGAAATCGATGAGGTTATTGTTGATATCTTATAACAAATTATGTTGAAGTAAATGTTTTTGAAACCGTAGCTTTATTCTATAAAGGAGTAAGAAATGTCTGTTAATTTATCAGTAAAAGAATTAAATCATATAATAAATAGTAGATACTCTTTTTCTTCACCTACAAGTGAGTTAGGGCAATTAGGTCTTTTGTTCTCAGTTGACTTTATAGATGATTTTGTTGCTCTGCTATATAAATCAACACGCGGAAATATTCCTAATAATTCATTAGTTACCCTACAAGTAAGTTTCGGATGGATAGATAAAGTACCACTGGCAAAGTTTGATGGTAACCAACATGATCATAATGGTCACAAGATCACCAAGAAAGTGGAAATTGGTGATATGCACTTTGTTTTTAACGATAAGGTCATTACGAAAAAAATAGCCCAGGCACCTGTTATGACCAATTCGGCTTATGGATTAATAATCCAAGCCAAAAGGTCGCCATCACTTTCCTTGCCTATTGTACCCGTTACAAACTGCAGTGCACCGAATAGTAGTACAGCTAAAGAATTTCACCTTCTAAATCTGTGGCCAGTGTTTGATCTTTATAAAACATCAAAAAGTAAATCTTCAATTTTTACAGGGATTGATCTCAATAATAATATAACTAACCGATTAAGTTATGGTTGGTACGCCGCCTGCCCCCCAAGTAATAATCTCACTAGTGATTGGCTTTGCCGCTGGATGTGCAGCCCTGCACAGCTAGGTTCAGAGTGTGATTTAACCTTAGGTCGAGTTTTATCTGCATTCTTTGATAGAACAAAATTGGGAAATATACAGGTAGGGGAAGAGTTTGATATTTCTGACGACTGGAGTACAACCGCTAATAAACTCAGCTTCACTCCTTGGTCAAAATTAAATAACGAGATGATTGATATTTGCAAAAGTCTCAATATGCCATCAGTTGCAAAAGTAAAATCGAAGAGGATTATAAATAAAACTATAACTCATAGACCTATCTTTGATACCCTCAGTCTATTATATACTAGTAACCCCCAACTTCTTCAAGAAGTCTTGAAAAGAATATTAGGTGAGAGGTTCATAGAGGATTCTGAGTTAAAAGAATTATTTGATTTTTTAGAGGGAGAAGGTTTTACAAATGAAGAGGCGCAAGATTTTGTTGGTGATGTTTTTGAACGAATGGATAAAGATTTAATCAAACCACATTTGTCTAGTACTCGTAATTTGGGGGATGATTTGACTCAACAAGAATTACAGCGTGTTTTCGAAATAACTATATCTAATATTGGTATCAATGATGGTTCTAAGAATAAAGGATATTATGTTTTAAATGTTTCAAGAACTATTCAAGTTATTGATGATAGAGACAGTTAG